ACGTCAAGTCGCTGGGCGCGAGCTACAGCTACACCATCCAGGACTTGCGCGCGGTGGCCATGACGGCGCCGCAGGGCGGCGGCCAGCTCGACTACAAGCGAGCGGCGGCCGCGCGGCGCGCGATCGAAGCGCGCATCGACGACATCGCCGCGGTGGGACTGACCGACGCCAGCTTCACCGGGCTCGTGAACAACGCGAGCGTCCCGGTGGTGCCAGCTCCCGTCGGCAACTGGGCGACGGCGGCAGCCGCCGACATGATCGGCGATCTGAACTTCGCGGTGACCACGGTCATCACGCAGTCGAACGGCGTCGAGATTCCCGACACTGTGCTGCAGCCGATCAACGAGTTCGCCATCTTCTCGCAGACGCCGTACTCGGCGCTCGTTCCCGACATGGCGATGTACCTGTTCCTCAAGAACAACCCGTACATCAAGAACATCGACCAGTGGTCGAAGCTCGCCAAGCAGAACGCGGGCGCGACCGGCGGCCGCAGCATCGTGTACCGCCGCGACGAGAACGCGCTCACGCTCGAGATTCCGCAGGAGTTCGAGCAGTTCGCGCCGCAACTCGAGGGCATGGAGTACGAGGTGCCCTGCCACGCGCGCATCGGCGGGGTGGTCTTCTACTACCCGCTGAGCGCGGTCTACCTCGACGGCACTTCGTAAAAAAAGGAGCTCCTGATGGGACTCACGCAGGACCTTGCGAAAATCAAAGCCGCGCAGCTGTCGGCGTTCTTCAACGGCGCGGTCAGCAACACGGCGGTGCAGATCAAGGCCACCGGGCCGGTCATCGTTCCCTACCTGCGACTGCTCTCGGGCGCGACCGCGGCGTTCTTGCAGATCTTCAATCTGCCGAGCGCCAGCGTCACCGTCGGGACCACCGTCGCGATCTGGACGATTCAGATGACCGCCAGCCAGGACCTCACTCTGGTCAACGGCCTCATCGAGACCCCCACGCTGGGCGTGCTCGATCTCGGCGGCACTGGTCTCACGATCGCGTGGACCACCACCGCGACCGGCAGCGCCGCGCCGGCCAACGGCGTGAGCGTTCACGCGCTGTACTTCTAGGAGGAGCGACATGGACACGGTTCATGTGATCAACACCCAGCCGCGCATCTTCCACCTCCCGCCCGAGGTCAAGGCCGAGGAAGTGATCGATGGCGCCGGCAACAAGCAGACCCGTCATCGCGTGATCGGCCAGGGCATCGCCGTGAGCCCGTCCGCGCCGCGCGAGAAGGACGGCAAGGCGCTGGCGACCGTAGTTCCCGTCAAGGATTGGGAGCGCGCCAAGAAGAACGCCCAGGTGCGCGTGTGGCTCAAGAACGGCTGGATCAAGTTGGCCGAGAGCTTCGACGAGCAGACCGGCGAAGAGCGAAAGTCAGTCACGCTGATGGGCTTTGGCGTCAACACCGCGCTCACGGTCATCGAGGGCGAGGACGACAAGAAGTTGCTCTCCGACTGGCTGAGGACGGAGGCGCGCGACGAGATCAAGGACGCGCTCAAGAATCGCCTCAGCGCGCTTTCGCAGGTCGCCAAGAAGTAGCGAATGGCGATCGACCTCCTCACCTTCCGCTCGCTCTATCCCGAGTTCGCCAGCGCGCCAGACCCTCTGGTGCAGGCGAAGCTCGTGGAGGCCGAGCAGATGGTCCCCGACGCGGTCTGGGGCGCAGGCACGCCGTCGGGTGGCCTGGGCGGTGGGGGTTCGCTCACGCAGCAGGCGACGTTCCTCTACTGCGCGCAGTTTCTTGCCAAGAGCCCGTTTGCGCGCAGCATGAACCTCGTCTCGAAAACTGGCGAGACCATCTACGACGAGCGCATCCAGAACCTGAAGCGCGTCGTCACCAGCGGCTTCCGGGTGCTCTGATGGAGCGCTTCCAGGTCAACACGCGCTTCCTCGAGAAGGTGAAAAAGAACCTTCGCGATCGCACGCGCCGCGTGTGGCCGCACCGGATTGCCGTCGGCATCAACGCCAAGGACGGCGCGCAGCCGAAGGTCGACTATCACGGCAAGGACACCGAGGCGACGCTCGCACAGGTGCTCAAGTGGATGGAGTTCGGCACGGACACGGTGCCCGAGCGCCCCATCATGCGTATCTGGTTCGACGCGAACGAGACACGCCTACGCCGCGAGATGACCGCAGCGACGCGGCGCGAGTACATGGGCAAGAAGGAGGCGGTGCACGAGCTCGGCGAGAAGTGGGCCGAGGAGCTGCGCGAGTACTACCTCGCTGGCGCTGCCCCGGTCGACGAGCTCGCCACCAGCACCATCGGCGCCAAGGCGGCCGCCGGCCTCAGCCACCCCGAGATCCCCGTGGTTGCCACGAGACAGCTGGTCGATGCGATCGGCTGGAAGGAACGGCGCCGGTGATCGACTGGACCACCATCAAGAGCACGGCGCACGATGTCATCGCCGACGTCATGCAGCTCAAGCCCGACCAGGTGCGCTGGCGCGACGAGGCCGAGGGCGGCACGTGGATGCTCGACCCTACGATCACGCTGCGCATCTTCGGCACCAGTGACATCGGCTACGCGGAAGAGCTGCGCTCGACGCCGAACGCGACCGACGACCAGGTCGTCACGGTCTCGCAGCAGAAGCGCTTCACGCTCAGCGTGCGCGCCGAGTCGTTCACGCAGAAGATCGACGACCCGAAGAACGCCGCCGCGATGCTCGAGACCCTGAAGACTCGCCTCCAGCGCTCGACGAGCATCACGCGCATGGCCGGCATCTTCGGGATCGCCGCGTTCCAGTCGAGCAAGAACGCGAGCTACGTCGACGAGAACAATCGAATGGTCAACGCGTTCGTGATGGATCTGTCGTGCAGCACCGTCGACAACGACGTCGACACCTCGCAAGACGCTGGCAAGTGGATTGGCTCGACGCAGGGCCAGGGCGTCATCAAGCAGACGGGGCCCGGCAGCCCGCCTGCGGACACCACCATCAACTTCTTGGCGGGAGGCTAGCCCGTGGGTCCCATTGACAGCATTGTCACGGTCACCATCATCGCGAACAACGCGACCCCGACGCTGCCGAACTTCGGCACGCCGGCGGCGCTTTGCTATCACACGCACAACACCGATTTCATCCGCACGTACAACAGCCTCGCGGGGTTGGTCGCCGACAGCTTCGTGACCACCGAGCCGGCCTACTACATGGCGACCGCAATCTTGTCGCAGTCGCCGACGGTGCCGAGCTTCAAGATTGTGCGCGGCTCGACCGCGGCGGCGCAGACCGCCACCTTCTTGGTCACCGACTTGAACGTGGGTGACTCGATCGGTTTCCAGGTCATCGGCGTCAACGGCTCGGTCACCAACCTGTACGTCACCGCCACGGGCAACGCGACCACGGACGGAGCCTCCATCGCGGCGCTCACGCCGCCGAACGGCTGCACTCTTACGGCGGCGACCGGAACCGTCACCTTGCATGTCACGGTGGCGGGAAAGCACGCCTACGTTCAGGGAATCAAGGGCGGCACGTTCACCGACACCACCGCTTCGGCGTCGCCGGCCACCGACCTCAACAACGCGCTCACCGTCGACACCTCGTGGTACGGCATCACCGGTGAGTGGCAGGACGCCACCAACATCGCCGCGATCGCGAGCTGGGCGGAGGCCAACAAGCACTTTCACGCCTACTCGACGGCCGACACCAACAACCTCTCGGCGTCGAGCGGCATCGGCAACACGCTCAAGACCTCGGGCTACACCTACAGCTTCGGCCAGTTCGGCGGCACTCAGGTGCAGTACGGCGCACTTGCGCTCGAGGCGCAGCGGTTCACCGCGAACCCGGGCACGGACACGTGGGCGTTCAAGCAGCTAGCCGGCGTCACCGCCGACACGCTGACCCCGACGCAGATCACGAATCTGCAGGGCAACAACCTCAACTACTACATCAACATCCAGGGCATCAACGTGACCCAGGTGGGCGTGTGCGCCTCGGGCCTCTACGCTGACCTGCGCCGTGGCATCGATGCGCTGGCCGCGCAGATCCAGATCCAGGAGTACGTGCTCCTGGTGACGCAGCCGAAGGTGCCTTACGACCCGTTCGGCATCGCGATGATGGGCGGCGAGCTCAAGTCGGCGCTCAAGCAGTTCACCGCCACCCCGAGCCAGCCGGCGGCACTTTTGCGCAGCGACCCGGGATTCCAGCCGCAGGTGTTGCTGCCGGACATTTCCACCATCGCCAAGACCGACATCAGCGCGCGCGTGCTCAAGAACCTGAACTTCACCGCGTACGCGCAGCAAGCGATTCAGACCGTGCAGATCCAGGGAACCGTGAACCTGTAGAGCGCCATCCGCAGCTCGGCGCGCGCTCTGAGAAGGAGAACAGATGCCGCCCGGACCAAAATTCTACGACCCGCAAAACCATGTCGTCTATTTCTCAGGCAAGCGCCTGCAGGAATTTGCCGATGGCTCATGGATCACCGTCGAGCCCAAGACTCCCGCGTTCGCGGAAGTTGTCGGCGTCGATGGCGGCGTCGCCCGTTCGAAGAGCGGCGACGCCCGGCTCAAGGTTGTGGTGAAGCTGCTGCAGACGTCTTCGTCGAACGCTGACCTCTCAGCCATCCACCAGACCGACCGTGCCGCGTTTAATGGCGCTGGCGTGGGCACGTTCCTCATGCAGGACCTGCAGGGCAAGACGGTCGTGCAGGACTCCAAGGCGTGGGTGGTGGCGATGCCGTCGAGCGATCGCGACCGCACCGCCAAGTCGCGCGAGTGGGAGTTCACGCTGCCCTACGGCTACGACACCTGGATCGAGGGCGGGAACTAGCCCATGGGGCTCGAGGAGAAAGCGCAGACGCGTGAGATCGACGGCCGCGCCTTTCGCGCTTGGCCGCTCCCGTTCGGTCTTGGCCTGACTGCGCTCGTTCGGCTTTCCGGCATCGTGTCTCCGGTTCTATCGTCGATGTTCAAGGGCGCAACCGAGTCCGAGCGCATGGCGGGACTGTTCGACGCGCTCCCGGCGGCGCTCTCTGTCGACGATGTGCAGTACTTCGCGCGCCTCTTCGGCGACGCCTCGCACGTCAAGGACGGCGACAACTGGGTGCCGCTCGTCGAGAAGAACCAGGCCGAGCGATTCGAAGGCCAGTACATGGCGTTCTTCAAGTGGTTGACCTTCTGCATGGAGGTGAACTTCAGCGGTTTTTTCGATGGAGTGATGAAAGGCGGCGCCGGCGTCGACCTCGCCAAGATGGTGCGGTCGACCTCGAAGTAGACCCTTGGGTCTGGTTCACCTGGCGAATCGTCACCCATCCGACGCATCCCGCTACCAAGTCCGAGATCGAGAGGTTCTGGAGCATCAACGACGTCTGCGAAGCGCATGACGTCCTGGACGCAATCGACGACGCGCAACCAAAGGACGAAGACTGATGGCCGAAGGCGAAGGACATAGCGAGGGCGGAAGCGGAGTTCTCCGCGAGCTCGTTGCCGTCTTCGGCTTCGACGTCGACACCAAGAAGGTCGAGGAGGGCGAAAACCGCCTTTCGCAGTTCGTCAATCGCGTCAAGGAGCTGGCCGAGGGCGTCGCCGCCGCGTTCGCCGTCGAGAAGATCTACGAGTTCGTCGAGGCCAACGTCCAGGCGATGCACGCGATCGATCACGCATCGGCGCGCCTGGGCATCAGCGCCGAGAGCGTCCAGAAGTGGCAGTTCGCCGCGCGCTCCGCTGGCGAGGACGCCGACGCGCTCTTGTCGAGTATGGGCCGTCTGCAGGTGACGCAGCAGCAGGCGGAGCAGGGCAGCACGCAAGCGGCCAAGGGGTTCGGGCTGCTCGGCATGAAGGCTGCGGACCTAAAAGGTCTTGGCGCCGACGAGATGTTCTTGCGCGTTGCCGACGGCATCTCGAAGATCGAGGACCCGGCCAAGCAGGCGACCGCGGCCACCGAACTGTTCGGCCGCTCTGGCCGCGAGCTACTTCCGATCTTGAAGCGAGGCCGCGAAGGGCTCGACGAGCTGACCGCCTCGTTCGGCGAGCTCGGCGGCGGCTACAGCAAGCAGGCGCGCGAGGAGTCGGAGCAGTTCGAGGAGCAGTCCGCGAAGCTCAATCTCACGCTCACGTCGCTGCGCTCGACGATCATGGTGCAGCTCCTGCCCGTGGTGACGCTGTTCGAGCGCGGCTTGACCAAGGTCGTCAACTGGATTCGCGAGATGACCAAGGAGTCGAACATCGTCCAGGCGACGCTGGTGGTGCTCGGCGCGATCGCCACGGCGTTCGCGATCAAGATGGCGATCGCATTCGCACCCGTCATCGCCATTGCGGCTGCGCTCGCTGCGCTGGTGCTCATCGTCGACGACCTCATCACGATGATGAAGGGCGGCGACTCGCTGACTGGCGAGTGGATCGACAAGATCTGGGGAAAGGACGCTCACCTCGAGGTGGTGCAGGGACTCAAGGACGCCTGGGTCGGCACCATGGCAGCGCTCAAGGACTCGGTCCCGGTCATCAAGCAGATCTACGACATGCTGTCGGCGATGGTGCATTTCATCTCCGCCATCAACGTGTTCGGCCGCGCGACGCAGCTGTTCGACAACGCGAAGGCTGCCGACCGTCAGGCCGCGATCCGCAACGCGCTCTCCGGCGGCAAGGGCCGTGGAGGTCTCTCGCTGCAGGAGCGCGCGATCACCGACAGCGCGAAGCTCTACCTCGCTGCCGAGGCGCGCGGGGAGCAGGGGTTGACCCCCGAGTCCTATCTCACCGTTCCAAAGGGAATGACGCGCGGCCAGGCGCTCACCGCGCGCATGAACACGCTCGACCAGATGCGCGGCGCTGGCTATTCGCCATCTACCGCTGCCACCTTCGGCCCTTCGCTGCCGCCGGTCTCGATGTCGTCGGAAGCGTTTCACCCGGCCCACCGCAACGTGACGTTGGTGCAGCACATCCATCCGTCGAAGGGGATGAACGAGAAGCACCTCGGCGACCACGCGGCCAACAGCGCGAGGCCGGTGCTCAAGCAGGCGATCCGTGAAGCAGCGGCAAACGTCCCGCGCGCGAGGAGCAGCCAGTAGATGGCCGAGCCCGCACAGGTGCTGCTCTCGTACGAGATGCCCGACGACTCGACGGGGAACGTGTACCTCGACGCGTCGGTGAACGAGAACCACCAGGCGAACGCGCAGGTCACCGAGCATCGCGTCGAGAGCGGGCAGAACGTCACCGACTACATCCGCCCGCTTCCGCGCCGGCTGTCGATCGAGGGCCTGGTAACCAACACGCCGTTGTCGGCGCCGAAGTCGCAGGCGAACGGCGTCACCGCCCAAGTCGGCAAGTTCTCCGCTCCCATCCAGACGGGGATCTTGGAGGCGCCGTTCTTCGGCGGAGCGCTGCAGGTCGATTGGCAGGCGGTGAGCTTCTCCACCCAATTCGACCGCATGCGCGACGTCTACGGCGTGCTCGTCGATGCGGCGCTGGCCGGCGCGGTGTTCACAATCACCACCTCGCTCGCCACCTACAAGAACATGGTGATCGAGAACTTTGCCAGCCCGCGCAGCGTCGAGACGGCCAACGCGCTTCGCTTCACAGTCGACTTCAAGGAGATCGTCGTCGTCGACACACAGACGGTGCAGGCGCTGCCGTCGAAGGTGCAGACCAAAAAGCGCGGCAACAAGGCGCCCAAGGCAGCGACGCAGACCGAACAGCAGCAGATGAAGTCGGCACTCCTGAAGACGGCCAACTTTATCGGCGGTCTCTTCGGAGGTGGCGGATGAGCTACCTCGTGATCGACACCGACGCGGCCGCCACTGACAAGCGCTTCGAGCAGACCACGCAGCTCGATGGCCTCGAGTACTTGCTCACCTTCCAGTGGAGCGATCGCGAGTCGTGCTGGTACCTCGATGTCGAGGACCAGGACGGCAACCCGCTGTGCGAGCTCGTGAAGCTGGTGGTCTCGTGGCCGCTCCTGCGGCGCTTTCGCACCAATCAGGCGGTGCCGCAGGGCGTGCTCGCGTGCTGTGACATGAGCGCGCCGACGCCCGACCAGGCCGCGGACATCGTCTCGCCGGAGGAGCTTGGGCAGCGCGTGCTGCTCATGTACATCACCGCCGACGATCCAGACCTCCAGCCGGGAGGAGCATTCACATGAGCTCGCAGCTCTTTCCCAGGGCATGGCGCGTGATCGTGGGCGATCTCGACGTGAGCAATCTCGACGTTGAATTCAAGGTGCTGTCGACGCTCAAGCCAGAGCCCAACAAGTGCGTGCTCACGATCTGGAACCTGAGCCAGGACCACCGCGCTGAGCTGCTCAAGCGAAACCGGCCGAACGCGTCATCGAGCAAGCTGGTGGGTATCCCGGTGCAGGTCGAGGCCGGCTACAAGGACAACACCAGCGTCATCTTCTCGGGCGACCTGCGCGAGGTGGCCAGCTTTCGCGATGACACCGATTGGAAGACGACGCTCAGCGGAGATGATGGCGGCCGCTCCTATCGTGAGGCGCGCTTCTCGCCGGGCATGCAGTACAACGCCGGCGCGCGCATCGGAGACATCCTGAAGAAGTGTGCTGATGCCATGGGCATTGGACTCGGCAACGCCGCCAATTTCGAAGCGACCGCTCAGATCGCGGGCATCGGCTCGGTGCTTGCGCATTCGTTCACGCTCGATGGTTCGGCGTCGAAAGCGCTCACGCGTTTGCTCAACTCGATTGGGCTGACTTGGTCGATTCAGCGTGGCGCGCTGCAGCTCCTGCAGAAGGGCGCGCCGCTGAACCAGAGCGCGATCCGGCTCACGCCGTCGACAGGCCTTCTTGATTCGCCGGAGGCGGCGATCGACGCAACGGTGTCCCTCGGCAATCCGCAGCAGTTCGCGCCCGGTGCCAAGCAGACCACGAAGAAGGTCAAGCCAAAAGACCCCGGCATCCTGAAGTTGAAGGCGATGCTAATCCCTGGCCTCGATCCGGGCCGGAAGATTGCGCTCGAGTCGGCGAACTTCAACGGCGGCTACTACCTGACCGAGTGCGAGAAAGTCGGCCAGAGCTGGGCCGACGACTGGCACGTCAACGCGGTGGCGAGGCAATACACATGAGCGACATCGCCGCCGAAGAAGTCACGCTGCTTGAGCTGATCCAGATGGCGATCG